CCGGGTCGCTCTGGAACATTGATGTAAACATCAGGACGACGAACTTTGTCCTGAATGATTTTCTTCAGAGAATCAAGAACATTGTCGTTGTCGCGGATGTCTTCGTTATAGGCGGTTCGTGGAGCAATGGTCGGGGATTCCGAAATTCCACTGTCTTCTGAGTTGAAATGGATATTTGTCATATCCGAAACACTAACACGACAGCAATATCAAAAATGCAACCCCGTAAAATATGGTTTTACACCTGAGGTTATGCAGGAGTATTGCCTACAGAAACAGTTGAAATGCTGAATGTAAGGGCAAAAGTAGCAGGAGTTCCTGATGTTGCGTCACCATCTGGCTCGGTCAAACCAACGAGCAATGCCTTTGTGTACTGACGGTCAGCACCCGGTACAGCGATGTCACAGTCAAAAACATGAACATCAATGTCGTAGCGTACGCGTCCGACAACTTGACGCAAAGACTGAATCTTCTGCATGAAAGCGGAATCTGTGGAAACATAACCAGTCAAGGTGATGTCACCAATTTCCATCGGAGCGCAAAGTGTTTCTGAGAACAAGTCGCCACCATGGTAAACCTTTTCTACTGAGGCAGTGATTTCGCCACCAGAGACCTGCGTGAAATAGTCAGGAAAGGTAGGCAAGCCAGTAGCACCCACCGTTGGTGTAATCTTGCCAACGATTTGTCGTTGTGTGGCAAGGTTCTTGAAAAGTGTTGGACGAGCCATTTATTCCTCCGTTATGCCAAAGCAGTTGTTAGATTTGACTTGATAAGATCAACTTCGATTTTGTCACCAACAGTTGAGCAACGAACACCAATTCGTGCCTGTACTGTTCCTGTTTCAAGTGTGGCAACAGGGTTCAACGAAGCGTCGCACTTGATTGTGTATCCGTAGTCAATACGGGCACCAGTTGCGTCAAATCCTTCGTACAAACCGCCACCAATTCGGATCGGTTCAAGAACTGATTGAATTGAGTTGATGATGTTCGCAAACAATGTTGAACGACCATCAATTGTTGAGAACACGAGGTCTTCCAAACGAGCATTTGCCTGAGTCACGATGTAGTTAATCGTGTCACGAGCGGTGATGAAACGCCACTGTGCGACAACGGTTGAGTGCGAACGAGCACCATAGATGCGGACACGACCATTGATAAGACGAATTGGGTTCACATAAGCCGCATCCATCAGGTCGCCTTCTGAGCGACTAACAGGAAGTACTAAACCTGAAACAAACTTTGCTTCTGATGCAATTCCTGCGTAAGCCTTCCACGGACCAGTTGAGTTGTGTGTACGGGAACGAACAGCCGCTACATATGCTTCTGGTGGGATGTCCACGGTTACGGAGCCGTTAGGAATTTGTACCCAAGGATGGTAGAAAGCCATGTATTCGTGGGAGGTTGTTCCCGTGTATGTAGTTGATGCCGTACGAGCGTCAGAAAGAGAAGCAGTCGACACAAACCCACACAACGCGACTCGGTTGTAAGAAGCGGCATGTGTACGAAGCGCATCGTAAAGAGCCGTATCGCTTGCTCCTGTTGCAACACCCGGTGCGGCTACAGCACCAGCACCAAGTTCTTCAGTGAAGAGTGAAATTGCGCTGATGAAGTCTGATTTTGCTACAGTTCCATCTGCACCGTTTGAAGGCGATGTAGAGGCGGCTGTTGCCAATAGTTGTGATGCAACTGCCGACGCCGTTAGTGCCGCCGTGAAGTAGTACCCTGCTGTCGTGCTTGCGGCTATAGCGGCGAGGACTTCTGTAAGGCTTGCATAACCCGTCCCTGAGAAAACGGCTGCTCCACTGTAGGTAACAGTTAGGTCAAATGTTGTGGTGTTGTTTGTTACAACAACTGCAAGGTTATTTGCCCAAGCACCCTTGCCAACAGCGGTCAAAGTAATTCCAGGACCTGAAGATGTTGCGGTGACGAGTGCTTTTGTTCCAGCAACGCCAGCAGCAGCGCTTACGCGAACGAAATACATGTTCACTCCGCCTTCTTCAAAGAATGTCTTTGTTGAATACCACGCGTATGAGCCTGTTACATGAGAACCAAACTTTGTTTCAAAATCTTCAAGCGAAGTAACCTGTACGGCTACAGAACCTTTTCCACGCTCGGAAGTACCAAGAAGGAAGAACGTTGCCGCTGGGGCTGTTCCGGTATTGATTGCGCCTGTGCGAACTGCGGTTGTAATTGTTACGCCAGCCATCTAGCACCCTCCATTTGGGTCGAAGAAATTTCTTTAAAACGAGTATACATTACTTAAACAGTCTCAACTGAAACATCATTATCTGACGGCTTAATTTTGCTGTCATCATTTTTATTAACTGTTTCATCCGCAACAGGTTGACCTTCTGTGTTGGTGGATGACGGGTTCGTTACGGTTGAAGACCGCTTTTTTTTTGCGTTTTCAGCAGGTGTAACGGTTTCCGAAGGACTCAAAGTGGTTTCTCCCTCAACAAGGATGAGTAAACCCTTTTCAATCAAGGAAATAATCTCAGGGGTTTCTTCAACCCAAGCGGTTGTTTCGCCTGTCAGAAGGTGACCTTCTGTGCTTACATCCAAATATCCCTTTGTGGCATTCCATACTTTTAGCAAGCCAGACACATTTGTTCCGTCATAAATTGGTTCCATTAGTATTCCTCCGTCGTACTGCGCATGTTGTAACTATCTATGTCGTAGCCAGTTATTGCTGCAATTTGGTCTCGATATATCACTTCGTTCAATATTAAATCATAGCCTAAATATGCCCCCGCTAATACGCGGTCACCTTTAATTAGTGTTAGGTCAGAAAACTCCTCACGCATTGACGATTCATCAATATTCATGTCGGCATCGTATGTACTGTCATACCTTGTCAGACAAGGTCTATCCATTAGTGCCGAACGGACAACTGTTGTCAACCTATCTCGCATGAGTGTGACCGCTTCAGAGCCTTCTGTTTTTGTCCAAATATAAGTTCGCATACTGTATGTCACGCGGTAGAGAGGGTCGCCCTGTCTGCCTTGCATCATTCGCTCAAACGGAGAAGTCGCTATACAGACCGTGATAATTGTCGGCCAGTGGTCAAGGGCAATTGGTTCGTAAGTCAAGAAAAATTCGGGCGTAGGCAACTCTTTGGAGTCAAGGTTCCATCCAGAACGATAACGATTTATCCTGCTAGGCAAATCACCAGTCAAATATTGGTTTACATAGTATTTAGCCCATTGAGCACCATGCATCAGATCTGTGACAGGGGTGGTCATTTATTTTACTCTTCCGTCAGAAACATAGTCAGCAGCCAAAATAGCAAGCCTCTCAGCAAATTGGTTTGGCTCATAAATGATTTGTCGTTTTGGCATCTTAGATGTCCCATATTGATGAAATTTTGCGTATTCAATGTCTGTACCAAAAGTAGCCGATGTCATTCCAATACTGTTGGCAGGACCGTTCAGGGAACGCAATTCACGAAACAGTTTCCCAGACATTACCAAAGTTGGGGTACCCGGAAATCTTGTTGCCTTCCAAGCCGCGTAGCGAGGTTTAAGGGGAGACCAGCCACCGACAGGCAAACCGTTTGACGTAAAGTTCGCCGCATTTGCTTTTTGTAACTCACGTTTAGCCCATCTTAATACAGGACGAAAATCACGCGAACGTTTTTCCATTGCCTTCATTCGTCTAATAGCCGCTTTGGCATCAACAGTAATTTTGATTCTCAAATCAGATGGCATTATCTAGGCAATTCTGTTTCTGCGATAACGCTTAACAGCATTCAATTCCTTTTCTAAGAAACCTGTTTCCATTAACGCAACTTCACGAGCGCCCAAGTCCTTGATACCAACAACATCGTCATGCATGTTCTGAACTTCACGAGCAGCCGCTCTGAGTATCATGAGTTTGAACATGGGTGTATTTCCACCAGCGAGACCAGCGGTGTAGGTGACGGTTACGACGTCGTTGGCAAAACCACGATAAAAGTCAATTCCAAACTTTCTTACGGTGTAATCAACGCCTGATGCGACTGCTGTGCCAGTTTGGGCAAAGGTTCCCGCAGTAAGTCCACTCTGTGTCACTGTAAAGGTGTTAGTAGCAACAGAAGTAATAACGTTGGACGCAAGGTTTAAAGTAGAAGTGCTCAAACCAGTCACCGCAATGTTTTGCCCAACAGTAAAACCGTGGCTAGCAGCGGTATATGTGACAGTTGTTCCTGCAACAGTTA